CTGTAAGTTATCTAGAACAAACTTAAGGAGGTATAACAAATGGCTCTTAATCAAGTTGGATTAGAAAGACTAGGTACATCAGTTACCAATAAGATTGGTGAGAATAAAAATATCATAATCAACGGAGCAATGACTGTTCAACAACAAATGAATGCTCAAACGACAGGTGGTCAAAACCTTACTGGAATTAAAACTGTTGATAGGTTTTCGTTAGATTTTAGTGGCACAGATAATTCCCCAACACAGATTCCTGTAGATGTTGCTGCTGGAACCACACCTTACACTTCGGGTTTTAGAAGATGTTTTAAAATAATTAATGGAAATCAAACAAGTGGTGCAGGTGCTGGTGATTTTGTAACTATTACTTATAAAACTGAAGCACAAGATTTAGCTAATAGTGGTTGGAACTATTTATCTTCGTCAAGTTATATAACATTATCTTTTTGGGTAAAAGCAAGTGTAGCACAGAATTATTATTTTAGATTTCAAACTAAAGATGGATCAAGTTACAACTATCCTATGGAAACTGGTTCATTATCTGCTGATACTTGGACAAAAATAACAAAAACAATACCTGGTAATTCTAATTTACAAATAGATAATGATAATGGAGAGGGTCCAAAAATAGAATGGTCAATGTTTAAAGGCACAGACCATACTGCAAGTGGAGTTACTCTTAATCAATGGGCTGCATATGCTGATGGAACGCATACACCAGATCAAACTTCAACATGGTACACAACAAATGATGCGACATTTGAAATTACAGGAGTTCAATTAGAAGTAGGCAGCGTGGCAACAGATTTTGAATTTAGGTCATTTGCAAAGGAGTTTTCTTTATGTCAGAGATATTATCAACAGTATGTAAATCCTCCTTGCACTGGGGTAATTCCTAATAATGGAAGTAAAGCTTATTCCATAGGATTACTATTTCAAACAAGAATGAGAACAACACCGACAGCTACTATTACAAATGTTGGAGATGGTGGAAATGTTTCTGATGGTAATAGCACTGTTGATATAGCTAGTCTTAATGCTGCTGATGGAAATGTAAATGGAATGAGTATATATTTGAACTTAGATGGTGATTTAGGAGATTTCAGACCAGCTACTTTAGGTCGTAATGACAGTACCTCTCACACGACAGAATACAAATTTACAGCAGAATTTTAATTATGGCATTTCCAGATAATCCTATTTATAAATTAGTAAATCATCCTATTTCTGGAGCTTTAAGTTGCATCAGAACGGCAGATGAGAGATTTATTCCTATTGATACAGAAAACACCGACTATCAAAAATATCTTGAGTGGGCAAAGACAAACACAGCTGAAGCTGCTGATGGCTTAACTTGGGATGATATCAGAGCAAAAAGAAATGGAATATTAATAGATACTGATTGGACAATGACAACTGGTGCAACTGTAGATCAAGCTCAGTGGGCTGCATATAGACAAAACATAAGAGATATTCCTCAGACTTATAAAGATAAAACTCCTGCTGATGTTGTTTGGCCGACTCAGCCCTCAACAAAAGGTCCTAATTCT